GCTAAATGGTTAGATCGACTCCATCGAAAAGACGGAGGGAACCTCTAAGGCAGTCATCATCGCAGGCTGGGATGATGCTAAATGGCTCACTGAAGACGCCAAGAAGCGTATGTTGGACGCCACTCCTCCCCATTTAAAGGAATCTCGTTCTAAGGGTCTACCTTCTATGGGCTCAGGTACGATCTACACCATCCCGCTTGAAGAAATCCTCGTCAAAGACTTCGATATTCCGAAGCACTGGAAGAAAATTGCTGGTATGGACGTGGGTTGGAACAACACCGCCTGCATTTGGTTGGCTGAGAACCCCGATACCAAGGAAGTGTTTGTCATTTCCGAGTACAAACGAGGCCAAGCAGAGCCAATTGTCCACGCAACTGCGGTCAAAGGACGTGGTGACTGGATTCCAGTTGCAATCGACCCAGCTTCCCGAGGAAGATCGCAGGTAGACGGCAAGCAACTGTTCAACATGTACCGAGACATGGGTGTAAAACTGTTTCCCGCTGACAACGCAGTGGAGGCAGGTATCTACACAATGCAAGAAATGCTGGCTACAGGCCGATTGAAGTTCTTCCGAAGCCTTTCCGAGCTTTCCAAAGAGTACGTGGTTTATCGAAGGGACCAAAAAGGCCGTATTATCAAGGAAAACGACCATCTTTTGGACGCCTTGAGGTACGCCGTTATGGGCCTTAAACACGCCAAACAACCCCCAATTTCCCGCCAAGGAGGGCAATCATTAAATGGATCAGGCCGCAAGTATGACATCTAGGGAAGCCCCCGTAGATGCAGTCATCGTTGCCGAGATCGAACTTAGCCCCGAAGAAATGATGCGGATTCAAGAGGAAGCGGAAGCCATCGATAACCAACGCCGTCAGCTACTTGACGGGTTGGCTCACTCTATCGAAGAGAAATGGCGACTCGCTTCCTCCGACCGTAACACAAAAGAAGAAGAGTGGCGACGAGGAACACGCCTACTCCTAGGGAACAAGAGTTCGAATCGCGGTAATACTATCGACTCACACACGCAAGGGGTCAACCGGGTTCGGCCGGATCACAACCTTGTGTCAGAAAAGTGCAAGATTGCCGAGGCTCAGATTTGGTCTCAGCAGTTCTCCGGGGGAGACAAGAACTGGGATATCAAACCTAGTCCCCGACCTGACGTAGACCCCGCTCTCGCGGCGAATGCATCCCGAGCCCTTGAGCAAGAAATCTACGATCAACTGAGTGCTACCAAGTACGGACCCAAAGCCCGTCAAGCGATCTCCGATATGGTTCGTCTTGGCACGGGTGTCCTCAAAGGTCCAGTCCCCAGCCTCAAGCCCAAGCGTGTGTATCAATCCACGCAAGCGCCTGATGGTTCTCTCGTAGCAATTCCCGTGTACGAGACGATTCCCGCTCCCGAAGTCTACCGTGTTGATCCGTGGATGTTCTACCCGGATACGACGGTCAATGACATTTGTGATGCAGAGTGGGCTATCGAAATCCATCCGATGTCTAAGACTCAGTTCGCCAAGTTGGCTACGTCCGAGGGGTTCTTCGATGACGCTATCCGTGATCTGTTGAAGAACGGACCGGATGAGTACAACGCTGAGTTCTTTGCGGATGTGCGTGCTCAGACCGATTCGGGTGAGAACTACCTCAAGCACAAGTACGTCGTCATCGAGTACAACGGACCTATCTCGGTTGAGCAAGCCAACGCACTTGGCCTGCAACCCACCTACGACAGCCTTGGTAACTCTTACATGGGCGAGGTGTGGGTGTGTAACGGTCGGGTTATCCGAGCTTCTCTGGAGGCCATTGAAGGGGCCTACGAGCTGCCTTACATGGCGTGTGTGTGGGAGAAAGACCCGAACAGTCCGTTCGGCTTCGGTCTTCCCATCGAGATGGAGGATAGCCAGCGTATCCACACGTCTACTCTGCACATGATACTTGATAATGCAAGTATCTCGTCGGGTCCGATCATCATCGTTAACAAGGACTACGTTGAGCCGCAAGGCGGTGACTGGACCCTCCGCCCACACATGATCCTTAACGTGACGGACTCGACCTTGCAAGATGTCTCGCAAGTGTTCAAGGAGTTTGTCCCGGCTAACGTTACGCCTTCTCTGATGCCTCTTCTCCAGCTTGCTCAGCAATGGGCACAAGAAGAGTCGGGTATCAACCTGATTGCAGGCGGGATGGGCGGTGCTCAGGTAGGTGGTGACTCAGCCACTGGTATGGCGATTCTCCAGCAAGCAGCCACGATTGTCACCGATATGAAGGCTGAAAGCTGGGATGACTACATCACCCAGAAGCTGATTGATCGTATGTACCACTGGAATATTCAGTACAACCTGCGGCCTGAGTTCGCTAACTTCGACTTCGAGGTGGATGTTCGTAGTTCTACCGAACTGCGCAACAAGCAAATCCAGATTGCCAACCTTGAGAAGTTGTCGGTTGAAGCGGCCCAGAACCCGGAGCTGGCTGACCACGTTGACCAGAGTAGCATGACCCGCGCTCGCCTTACGATGATGCGTCTACCTGAGATGGGGATCATTCGTACCCCTGAGCAAGTGGAGCAGATTCGTCAAGAGCGTGCTCAACAGCCTCAGCCTCCCGATCCGAACCAAGTTAAGCTGGAAATTGAGCGTAGTCGTGTTGAAATGGAACGAGAGCGTCTGGCATTCGAGCGAGAGAAGTTCCAGTTTGAAAGCACCAAGCAACTTCAACAGCTTCGTCTTGAAGAGATGGTCCAGCTTGAGCAGATTGAGGCTCGTAAGATTGACGCCCAGAGTCGTGTCATTCAGGTCCAGAAAGAGGAGCGTATTGCCATGCTCCAGCTTGCAGCTCGCAGTGAAGCTGATCGAGCCAAAATTCTTGCTCAGCTTGAAAAACAAAACACGGATAAGGAAACCGAAAGGTTCCTTGCCGGGGTTCAAGCAGCTGAAGGTGCAGCAGAACGAGCACTCATGCGCGAGGAAATGCAGCTCAAGGCTCAAACAGGATCGGGTGTTTAAATGAGTAAAGAGATCGAAGGTCATTATGTTGACCCTGATAGCGGCACCTTCCGGTGGATTAAGAAGCTACTGGAAGAACACGAGAAGCAAGTTACTGGCGCCATCTTTCGAGCTGGCGATCAGTCCGAGACCGACAAGTTGAGAGGTCGGTACGAGGAAATCAATCGTCTCAAGAAGGCTCTTGAGACAGCGTACTAAACCCCCTCTCAACCGTCCACAAGCCGCCTATTATGGCCGCTAACTAAAAAGGATCACAAGAAAGATGAGTGACACACTTGACAACCAGACTGAACAGCAGTACAATCAGCCCCAATCACCGGAAGAATCCAATACGGAACTTTCCCGTGAAGAACTTCAGAACCAGCTTACTGAAAAGTATCAGCAGGTTCTACTTTCCAACAACCTTGAAGAGATCACCAAGGTTGAAGAAGAGTTGCAGAAGTTCCTCAACAGTGGTAGTGGGGTTGAAAGTAGCGCCAAGGTAGGTGAGCCGGAGGTTCCTCCCGCGAATACCGAAGCGAACCAATCCACGACGACTCCAGCGGAAGGTGGTACTAGCGCTAAGGAAGGCGCAACTTCCCAGCAACAGTCGAGTAACCCGAACGAGGACTGGCTCAACTCCCTTGACCCGTCTGTCCGTAAGATTGTCGAGGATAAACTCGAAACCGAGCGTAAAGCTCGGGAGTATCACGAACAGCGGTATCGTTCAGAAGTTGGTCGTCAGACTGCCTTCCAGAAGAAGTACGAAGAAGAGCGGAAAGCCCGCGAACAACTTGAGCTGAAGCTCCGCGATGGAGCGGTTAGCCAGCCGTCGAACCCGACCGCTACTACGGCTAACGCGCAGACCGCATCAGCTAAGGTTCAAGCCTTGACAGATCAGATCAATCGTCTCCGAGCAAGTGATCCGGAGCTAGCATCTGTTCTAGAAGTCTCCCGAGACGCACTCATCGAAACCCAGCAACAGTTGCTTGCTTCGGTTCCGAGGGTGGACATGTCTGCCGTGGAAGAGCTTAAAGAGAAGTTGGCGAAGCAAGAGTTCGAGATGGTTGTTCAGAGTGAACGAGCCCGTCTTGAGCAACTTGCCCCCGGCTCTTTGCAAGTGATTGACTACGTTGACCCGAAGACGGGTTGGAGTCCGTGGAATGAGTTTCTTGGCTCACTCCCGCCAACTCTTCAACAGGCGGCAAACGATGCGAATGCCGATACCTATGCTTTCCTGATGCAACACTACGGTCAGTGGGCAGAACGGTACAACGCAGCCCACGGCTATGTCCAGCAGCCGCAAACCCAACAGCCCGTCGCTCAGCACCACGAAGTTGATCCTCGTGCGGCTCAAGTTCAGCAAGCGCGTCAAGCCAAGCTGACTACGAGTGCTGCCCAGCCGGCTCGAAGTGCACCTCCCCCCGGCCACAAGCCGTCGCTCGAAGAGCGGATCAAGAATCCGCCTCCTCCGGGCACCCCTGAGTTTGATGCGTTCCTCGAAGAGATGGATCGTGCCATTGCACAGGGTAAGCTGAAACTCTAATACAAATTCCATCTATCAAGGAGGATAGACACTAATGTCTTACAATCAAGGTTTTCTGGCCTACGATAGCGCCAGTATCACCCAGCGCGTTGCTATCTACGCCGTTCCGAATGCTCTTGTCAACGCTGAGCCGTGGTTGGTTCTCGACAAGCTGCCCGGTATTACCCGTACCCCTCTGCCCGCCAACAAGTCCGATACACTGGTTTGGAAGCGTATGCGTGAGATCGAGGTTGATACCAACACTCTGGTTGAGGGTGTGACCCCGGCTGCTGAGAACTTCCAGCAGGAGACTGTGACCGACAAGGTTGACCAGTACGGCAAGATCATCCGCGTCACCGACAAGATGTACAACTTCCACTCGGACGTTGGCTTCAAGGAGATCGGTGCCGAGCTTGGTAAGGCCATGGGCACCCAGAAGGAACTCATCAACTGGCAGACGGTTCGTGGTGGTTCGCAGGTTATTTACACCGGCACCGCTACCACCCGCGCCACGGTCGAAGACGTTCTGCTGCTTGAGCACGTCCGCACTGCTACCAACGTGCTGCGTAACAACCACGGCAAGTACATGACCAGCATGATTCGCGCTGGTACGGGTCAGGCCACTGAGCCTGTGCAGGCTGGTTACATCGCCGTTACCCACTCCGATATGGACGCTGATCTGCGTGATCTGGACAAGTTCATTGAGAGCCAGCGTTACGGTTCGGGTACGCTCTTGAACGAGTACGAAATCGGTGCTTGCGAAGGTATCCGCTTCTGCCTGACTCCGCACCTTGAGCCGTTCTGGGGTGCTGGTAGCTCGACCATCACGGGTGTTCGTTCTCGTGACGGCGCTGCCGTTGACGTGTACCCGGTCGTTGTGATGGCTGAGAACTTCTGGGGCACCACGGAGTTCAAGACCCGCAACTCGTTCAAGCTGGACGTGAATCCTCCGGGCTCGCTGAAGAGCGAAACCGACCCGCTGGGTCAGCGTGGTTTTGCATCGTATGTCTTCTGGTACTGTGCGACCCGCCTGAACGAGCGTTGGGGCGTCCGCATTGAGTCGGCGGCTTCCGAATAATCCAACCGACCAATAATTAAGGAGGACATACAAAATGGCTATTTATACCTCGGGGCTGCTTAACAACGGCGGTCTCCCCGTCTCCGGTGCTACCGAAGGCGCGGTCTCTTCGCACACCGCGAAGATCGTTATCCCGGCTGGCGTTGCTGCGGCTAATGCGGACATCTTCCGCTTTATGCGTGTTGACCCGACCCGTGCTCGTATCATCCGCGTTCGTTTCGAGAACGACCAGCTGGATTCTTCGACGGGTGTGACTGCTACTGCTGGTGTGACTGCCGTCCGCGCAGTTCGCGACCCGCGTAAGGCGTTTGATGCTTCGACCAATCCGTACATCACTGGTTCTGTTTCGGCTGATCGTTCGGATTCGTTTGTGGCAGCTGCTACCATGCAGACCGCTCTGCGTGCTGCTGGTCGTACCATCACCAACACGGTCCCGACTGGCGCTAAGCTGGCCGAACTGGATGGTGTGTTTGATCTGGCACTGACCCTGACTGCAAACCCGACCACGGCTGTCACCACCGCTCGTGAGTTCATTGTCACGATTGAGTACACGGCTCCGTCGCGCACTCTTGGCGAGTTCTCCGGTGCTAATGTCTATGACTATCAGGACAACAGCTCCGGCATCTAACGGAGTAACACCTCGCCACAAGGACTAGTGGCAACCCATAAGACGAGGGGAGGGGGAGGCTAATCACCTTCCCTTCCCCTTTTCTTTTTCAATCGGGCCAAATCCGGCCTCGTTTCCCAAAAGGAGATCACACGTATGAGTACCAACAAGACTGTAAACCTGAACGGCAAGACCTTGGCTGAGCTGAAGAAGATGGCTCAGGCCATCAACATCTCGGGTCGTCCCAACTGGGGTGAAGAAGATTACCGACGAGCTATCGTCAACCGCCAGAAGAACAAGGTGGTGGCTAGTGTAGTCAACGACATGACTACCCCCATCCTTCCGGGCTTCGCCCGCATTTCTCTTGCAGAGACGGATCAGAATGGTAACGACACCCCCGTTCAGTGTCTTGTCAACAAGTTCGCAACGATCATCCCGCGTGGTGTGATCGTGGATGTCCCCACGGAGATCGTGGACGGTGCTCTCAATGATTGCACTGATTACATCACCAAGGATGTGACTGATCCACAGACGGGCATCGAGTCGCAGGTTCGTGTTGAGATCAAGTCGATTGCTTTCCGAGAGTACAACCGTAACCCCGGTCCTTCGGTCATTCAGTCGCTTGTCAGCGCAGACCGGATGTCAGTGCGTAACCAGTACCGTGCTCTGTACGGCCGCTGGCCGAACCGTAAGCAAGAGGCTGAGTTCGGAGCCAAGCTCCGTGAGAAGCTCGGTGATGCTCGCCTTGATGCGTTCATCGAAGCTCAGCGTGAGCGGGAGAAGGAGAAGGCCAAGCTCGAAGTGGAAGCCGCTATGGTTCACATGGACAACGTAGACGCTCCCCGTAAGCCCGGCCGTCCCAAGAAGGTGGAGCTTAGCTCGGAATCTGAAGACTAATAACTAGGAGGATAAAGAGAGGCAATGGCAACTTTTATAGACTTGGTCAACAAAACAATCAGAAATGCCGGTGTGGAGTTGGACGAGTTGACTTCAGGTGACTTTGCCTCTCCCTCCGACCCCATGTACGTCCGCTTCAAGGAGTGGGTGGCCGATGCTTGGTTTGATGAGCAACTCTCCCGAAAGGACTGGGAGTTCACTCAGAAGATCGGACAGATGGACATTCGTCCTCGTATTCTTATCAAGAACGGTGATCGATCTGTAGCCCCTCCGGTAGACTCTGTGTTTGAAGGGGACACCAGCAGCTTGGAGATCACGGTCAAGGCCGTGACTCTCCTCTCAGGGTCGTGGTCAGCCGGAACAGCCGAGGCTATCCTTGACCTCGATACCCTTACCTCGAACAACTATGTGTTCGGTGAGACGTTCGATGAGAGTGACCCCACCCCCGCTAACGTAGATGTGTTTAAGATCAAGTGGTACGGTACGTATGACCTTATCACCGATACAACCGACTCCTACGAAGTCAACAAGAGTTCGTTCTACATCCTTGACCCGGAGACGGGAGCAGATCGTAGGCGTCTCCGGTGGGTGTCTTATGAAGAGTTCCAGAACCTTGCCAACCAACACGTTGGATACTTCGGTGTTCCGGTGGCTATCACCGAGACACCTGACGGTACGTATGACCTGTACCCCCGTCCCAACAAGCAATACCGGATCACGTACACGTACACCACCGTCCCCCAGCTTCTTGATGATGAGACGGATGAACCCGTAGCTCCGGTCGAGTACCACGATGTTATTGTGTGGCGGGCCTTGATGAACTACGCAGACTACGATGAAAAGCCCCAAGTGTTCGCTCGTGCCGAGCGTCGGTACAATCTGTACAAGAACCGGCTTAACGTCAACAAACTTCCTGAATTGAAATGGGGTGCTAACCGATATGACGAGTGTCAATTCTAAGGTCAACCCTCCGGTAGAACTGGAGAACGATGGGATCACCCTTAACTCCGGTCTTGATCTGGTGTCCTCCAATCTTATGGTGGACAAAGGTGCCCTTCGGGATTGCAACAACTTCGAGGTAGTGGATCGACTCGGCTATCAAACGGTAGCAGGGTTCGATCGCTTTGATGGATCACTGAGCCCGGATCAAGTTGAGTTCTGGGCTTTCTCGTACACAGGGTTGGGTTCTGCTGATCCCGGTGAGATCATCGCTGACACAGGCATTAGCCCCCAGACACGCTTTGGTGTGTGTGTGGCTACCCGTGTGGTGGGCGGTGTCAATTGGATGATCTATGCTCGGTACAACTCCGACGCTATCGTCCCCCCGGGACGTACCCTTGTACCTGTTGTAACGGGAGCGGTCCTTTCGTTCACCTCTTCTTCTACGGCTGTACGGTACACGGAGTCCCCGGCTCTTACCGCGAACTCTACCGCAGCTACTATCTTCCAAGAGTACCAGACTTGGAATGCTGTTCTCCGTAGCCGTGTTGATGCGCTTCCTTCCCAACCTATTGGACTTCACTGGTATCGTGATCGACTGTATGTGGTGGCTGACGAGCTACGGCTCGGGTTTGAGAACGCGGGTGGTGTAATCGCTGGCACCCCGTCTGTCACAGTTCGTATCGAACCCAATATGATCCTCCGT